GCAGCCTTGATAAAGGCTTGAATTCCTGATGTTTGGCCTACAACAGTTTTACCAACAAAATTTTGTAAATTCGCTGGAGAAATAGATATTGCTGAAGCTTTTGTATATTTGATATCTAACTGAAGATCAAATGCACCACCGACTACGATAGTTCCTTCTCTAAAAATGTGCGAACCAAACCTTTCAATTTGCTTTTGGAGCATTGTTTGCATTTGGTTAAGTTCTCTTGCCTGCACAGCAGTAGAAGGTCTAAAAAGAACTTTGTAGTAATTTTTACTTTCGATATAATCGTCATAGTACGGTGGTACGTTAAAATTGGCCATTCTTATACCTTATATTAAAACTTGATAGTCAATCTATACGACTCAGTTTGTTCGTCGTTTCTATTGATATTATTTATATTTTCAACGTAAAGAGGAGATAGATCTTTTGTGTAGATATCAGCGACTTCATTGATAGCTATAGTTGTTACGTAATTTCCAGCATTGTTAGAAACATACTCACCATCTATAAAAGTTTTATCTCCAGAAAGATAAACAACAGTTGAATTTGAAAACACTACAATTCCTCTCGACCCGCTAGTGTTTCCTACTACTTTTTCTCCTACGTTGAAAACGTATGAAGGGCTTACATTGGCTTTTAATATTTGATCAAAGGTATTTGCAGTATATCTTGTTGATTTCGAAATAGTGCCTGTAGAAATATTGGCGCTCAAAGTAAGCGGATTTTTGATAATTCCAATTTTATTGTACAACACATTAGCAGTTGGTATTGTGTTGCTTTGTGTGTTGGCAAAAGAAAAAGCTGTCGCAAATCCTTTTGTGTTAAGTTCAACCGATGGATTGTATCCGTGTCCTCCTGGTGGAGGAACTATGGCATAAAGGTTTGCTCCAGAACCAAAAGAACTATTGCTTTGTATAGTAACATTAGCCCATGAAATATTTGTGCCAATATCCAATATTACTACGCTCTGGATAGAATTACTTGTAGTATTAATTACAGAATAAGCGACAGGATCATTATCACCATCAGTTTCAAATTTTACCTTTGGACTTATTTTGTACTGAGAAATACTTGGGCTAATAATAGAAGTATTTACGGTTGGACTTACAAATACAAATTTACCACTTGTATTCGCAATATAATCAATAATATATGTTATCTGAGCTGTACTATCGAAACTGTTGTAAATATATATTGAATTATTAACATAAAAATCATTGTTTTCAGAAGCAGTATTTTCAATCTGTATTAGAGAACTATTAGGATTAGCTTGAATTATACCATTGTGATACGTTGAGTAGCCTGTCCCACCATTTACAATATTAACAACCTCAACACCAGCATAGTTTGTTGCAGTTGCTGAAATTGTTGCATTAGTGTAAACAGGAATATACCCTTCAGAAGAAAATTTTTCGTAATTTTTACTCGATACAGAATAAATATATCTCCACTTATAACCATCGGCGGTTTGGAAGGTTGTTGGTTGTGTTGGAGTTCCGATTGTTGATGGATCTACAGTAGAATACGAACCGTTAGCATTATCAATACACTTATAAACGTGATATGAAGCGCCTACGATTAAAGGTTGGGTGACAACATAAAAATTATTGTTTGAATGTACAGTATTTGATAAATTGTTGTACATAGAATAGATGGTGTTCGCAGTCCATGTATTTTTTTCAACAACTGGAACTATGTCACCACCAGTAATTTTTTTGCCAAATAGCATTTGCCAATCGTTTATAAATGTTGTTTCATAATCACTGTTTGCTACATTAGGAACTGTGTTACCATAAGCAACAGGATTAGCTCCAAATACATAATAATGAGAAGTATTGGCTATGATACTATCAATCAGTTCTTGAATGATTTCTTTAGTATATGATGGTAAAATTTTACCCATTATTTACCTATTGCTGTAAAATATATGGTGGTTGCTGTAGCATTAGAAGTTCTAATTTCTGCTACAGTATTGTTTTGTGAAATAACAGATGCTGTATAAGTTCCTGTTGCGTTACTTGTTGCTACTACAACATACGCATTTGTTGTAAATGCGCTTGTAAATAAAGCAGAACCGTCGCTAGAATTAGCTGAAACCTTACCCCAATTCATTTTGAAACCATTAGGAAGGTAAGTGTAACCGTTAGCAGAATCTGTCGATGTGCCAAGAGTTAAAGTGTTACTGGATATGTTAGCCGTAGAAACTGTAATTGAAGAAGAATTTACAACAGCGTTTACTGTAGAATTTCCAACTGTTAAGTTTCCTGCAGTAGCAGTTATAGAAGAAGTTGAATTAGTAATCTTAATTTGCGTTGTTGAGATAATGCTGTTTACTGTAGAATTGCCTAACATTAACGATATAGTATTTACAGAAGCACTACCTAATGTGCTGTTACCATTTATGTTTAATTGCGAGCCTGTTAATGTAGAATTTGCAGTTGTATTACCAATTTTAAATGTTGAAGAATTAGCAACTGTGCTTACTGTAGAGTTACTTACAACCAAACCGCCAGTATTTGATATAACTGTGTTTACTGTAGAATTGCCTGTTGTAACCGATCCTTCGGCAATATATGATGAATAAATTTCGTCAAAATTATCATTGACCTTTATCATAGCATCTCTGATAGGATCGCCAGTTCCGTCATTAGGCGATGTACCAACACCAATTGTTTGTTTTGCCAATTTAATTACCTCTTAAATAAAATATTTATCTACAGTTATTGTATCATTATCAGAAGTAAAATCCGTTTCAGAAACAAGCAAATAAACAGTAGAAGAAGTGTAACTGTTACTAAACTCTTCGATTACTTGATTGTTTGTTGACTCTGATAAAAATTTCAAATAAACACCAAACAATTCAGCGCCAGCACTATGGAATGTGTTGTAAATTATGTCTTTATATTTATCTAGAGTTTTAGCTACTCTAATTTCATAAGAATAATCTTGATAATAAAAGCTGTCTTGTATGTATTTATCAGAGTTCAAAAATCCTCTGGTAGTCGACCAATAACCTCTGCCCTTTCCTAAACCAGATTTTTGAACTCTACCAGTAATTGAACTTGTAGTGTTAAATTCTTGAAGAACAGCGGTTAACTGGCCGCCAGTTCCATTAGCTGTGTTTATAATCAGGTTAGGAATGGTTCTATATCCTGAACCACTATTTGTTAATGTTGTAGAAACAATAGTACCATTACCATCAGTTGTTATAAATCCATTAGCAATGGTTCCAGGTTCACCACCTGTGAAATATATTAATTCGCCATTAGAATAATCTACACCACCACTTAAAATTGATATGTTGTTAGATATCGAGCTATGAAGATATGCTTTTACTTCTTCGCCTTCTACATAACCTTTTCCTGAGTTTATAGCTACAGCCTCAGAAACAATATTATTACCGATGTTTGGTGTGGCAAAAATAATTTCGTTTTCACCATTAATTGTACCATCTTCTCGCAACATAGGCGCTTCATAAACAGCATACTGAGAAGGTAAAATAGTAGGAGCAGCAAAATACTGAGCTGCGGCTGTCGAATTTAATGAAGTTGGACCGTATAGAATTATTTGTGTGCTGTTAGTAACTTCTTTAATTACAGCTAACTCTAAAGTAGATGTTAAAGAAGAATTAGCCTTTAGAGCAATAACATCATCATTAGCAAAAATATAATCAAAAATAGTAGAAACACCTGTAATTGTGTTTGATGTATTATCATAAGTTATAGATCCAGCTAGATTGCTGCTTAATTGAACTGAACGCACAAAAACATTAGCAGCAACAGTATAACTGTTGCCTGTTTCAACATTATTAAGAGAAAATATAGTACCAAATACTTGATTTGAGTAAGAAAAAGATTCTTGTAATGTAGAAAATTGGTTGGCTGATGCATATAAAGGGAATCCGTAAGTTGCATCATCAATATTCAAAGACATGTAGTCACAAATTAAATCAGTATTGTATTTTAAGTTTTGAGTGTTGATTATTGAACCCACTTCAAAACTTGCGCCTTGTCCGTTTGCAGTAGATTTATAAAGGAAGGTTTCGGCGTTTGCAGTAAATCCAAAACCACCGTCAATTAAATCTAAGTTAAGACTGCCAACTCCAGTTGATAGTTGTGTTACTTTTAAAACACCATCAATGCCATAAGAAATAACATCTCCATTAGATACATCTCTGTAAGCTATTTTAATAACATCTCCAAGAGTATAACCCTGCCCGCCATTAACAACAGTTAATTTGTCGAGAGAGCCTAAAATAGTTGGAGCTGCAGTAACAGATTCAGTATCATTTTCAAGACCAAATTTTGTTATTTTTTCTCCAACAATAAAGTTGCCATTTCTAGGAAGTATATTAGATATGTAAAGTATATTGATTTTTGATGTGTTATATGATTCTTCGACATAGTTTTCAACTATAGCTGTAGTTCCTGAAGAAACACCAACAACAGTTTTGCCAATATATGAAGGTGATATTCCATTATCAGAAATTTCCAAGTATCTTGGTTCGTTCCAAGTTCCATCTGATACTCTCAACATATCTCTACCTGGAAGGTATATTTCTATGTCTTCATTGTAAAGCAGTTTGAAAAGCAATCTGTAACATTGTATTGTGCCTTTTGAACGATAAACGTCCAAAATATGTTTCAGAAGAAATCTTTTGTTAGAAATAACATTAAAAGGAATACCATAAAGATATTTTTTTTGAAAAAATTCAAGAAAAGTTTCTAAAGTATTATCAATATCTCTGTAATCGTACAATCTTCTAGATTGATAAACAGGATTTCCAGAAGATTCCATCCACTCGTAATATGCTTTCATAAAGAGGATGAAGTTTTCTCCATCCTCTCTATAAAATTGAGGAAATTGGTTAGTGATAAAATTTGAAACAAATTTTTCTGTTGAAAATTCCATTATCTTCTAGTTTCTACTACTGTAATATTTACGTCTGCTTGGTCAATTAGTATTATTTTATTTTTAGTTGCTAAAATGTCCCTCAATTCAGTTTCAACAAACAAAGATATATGATTTTCATACGAAGCAACGTTAATGTTGTTGAGTTTGATGACTCCATTAATGTAATCAACAGTGCCTACTTTTTCAAGCGGTATAGTTTCGGTGCCAATTGTTGTAAACACATTAATATTGCCTTGTTGATCTTCTTCTAAGAAACTAAGAGGATAAACCGATCCATCTGTTGCATTGTATGTAAATGTAGAAGAAATCAAAGAAGTGTGTTCTGAGTGTAAACTGAAAACGTCAGAGTGTAGAGATGAATGAGCAACATTCGCAACATATGTTGTTGACTTGTATTTTATCTCATTATCCAAATTAATTTCATATGTAGTAGGAGTATTAAAGGTTGGAGTAATTCTCTTAATGAGTCTTATAGTTGTATCATTACTTGTTATGCTCTGATCGCTGTTGTCTATAGTGTTAATTAATCTACTATATCTCAAGTCACTGTCAAATTTTTCTAAATTCTCAGAACTGTAAGAATCTATTGCTGCTCGAACAGCAGTTTCAATTTCAGAAGAAGTTTTTGATGTGACGTTTGTGTCATATTGTATTTCTGAATTAATAGAGCAATATAGATAATCAGGGTCTGTTAATACAACTCTGTTAGGAAGCGGTATGTATTCTTGTAGGTAATTGACTACTTTATTTTTAACATAATTTGGAGCTACTGTACCAGAAGTTGGTTTTATGGAAATTATTACTCTTCCATATTGTTTTGGTTCGACTTCTTGACCACCATAAACAGCAACGTCAGAAATTTCACCACCAAAATTTGAAAGTATCAATGATGAATAGTCGTCCGAAGTAATGGCTCTTTGTTGAGCAGCAAAGTATCGTGGGGCAGTAAATCTTACAGATTCTAAAGATTCTTGTTCCGCTCCGCCCGAAGAACTGACAACTGTAGTAACAGTTTCAGATAGTATGTCGCCTTCGTTTGAATCGTTGAGATCATCAACCAAAACAAATTCTGTCGCGCCGTCTGCTAATGGCCCAGAAGCTACTCTGTAATTTATAATGACAGTAGAAGCGTTTATCGGCTTTCTACCAAATAATCCATCTCCGAATGTAATTTCATATAAATTGTTTTGTGTTCCCTGTAGAAAATAAACTACTGAAGAATCGTTAAGACCAAATAATGTTGTTGCTTTTTTAAACTCAGTATTAGTTGCGCCATTGTTTTCTATCACATTAACAGTAATACTATCTACATCTACATTTTGATTGGTAATTAAAAATTGTTGATTTTCTATATCGTAATCTATAACATAAGAATCTTGAAAATAATCACCATCAAATATTTGTAGATTTGATATGGAATACGTAGTATTGGAAGAAGTAAGAATTTTGGTTTCGCCAGTCGTAAAAGTAAAGGAACCGTTAGAGTTTATTCCTGTAAACCTGGTTCCTTTAGGAATAGTTAAAGAAGAAAATCCAACAGTCGAAAACGCTAAGTTAATTTCACCGACGCTTGATTTGGTGCTCCTTGGAACATAATTTAACTCTTTAGCGTGCGAAACAACAGAATCATATTTTTGTGCTGAGTCAAGAAACATTTCTGACGCAACCATGTTCAAATAAAATGCGTTTAGATATGAATTGTAAGACATTACATCAAGCAAAACATTGATGTTTGATCCATTAAAGTCAAAATCTTTAAAAACTGATTGTGTTTTTAAAAACTCTTTGAAATTGTTCTTAAGGCTATCAAAGTCAATAGAACTAAGAGTTAGTGAACTATTCGCCATTTATCGGACTCTTTTTAAAATATAATTGAAAAGCGTAGGTGCTGGATTATTTATAGTGTTATAAATTATGTTTATAACAAGTTCTTGCTCATTTTGTCCAGCTTCCAGTAGTATTTCTAACAAGTTAACTCTGGGTTCGTTTATTTCAATAGCATTTCTTATGTAGAAATCTAGCGTAGTCAAGTTAGATTCTAAATCGTTTTCAAACAACATAGCGTTTATATTAGAACCTATTCCTGGCTGAAACAATCTTTCGCCTAAGTTAGTAAGAATAATATTTTTTAAAGTTTGATTTATTGACCTTTCGTTGGAAACTTTAGCCAACTGATTTCCAACTGGAGTTTTAGAAAAACTGTTAAGAAAATCTGAAAAATACTCGTTTGTTTTATTTGGTGTTAAACTTTGTGCTCTTGTTACTCTAGCCATTATCCACCTGCAAATACATTGGAAGAACCTGCTGCTACAGAAGTGCAGCTTGTTATTGCATCACCAATTCTTCCTGCACCTTTTCCATTAACAAAAACTGTAGTTGAACCGATGGTTATAGGAGCTGCATGCGGAGGACAAGGATCGCCAGGAAGCAAATGTGTTGTGTTAACGTCTCCTTGTCTAGACCAAGGTATACTATTAACATAAACGTTTGGCGAACCTTGCGCTCTTACCATTCCGGAACAATGCGGAACATCTGCATCGCCTATTCTAGTTGCTGCTGGCATTCTTTTCTTTCTTTAAAAGTAAGTGTAGCTTTTCGTTCCAAGTTTCTATTTCTTCGTGTTGTTCAT